TTGTTCCCGAAGCTGCTGCAGCACGTTACACGTATGTGAGGACTCATAAGAACTTTGAGAATTATTTCGCAGATACTATGGTTGCAAACCAATCTGCCGATCCAGAAGATCCAGAACCTGCTTTTTACCTGCCAATAATCCCTTGGGTATTAGTTAATGGTATTAAGGGCATAGCAGTTGGATTTGCTACCGAGATACAACCATATAACCCAAAGGTCTTAGCGAAATTATGTACTGCTCATTTGAATGGTAAAGACATCAGTAAACGTAAACTGCTTCCTTCTTATCCAGAGTTTGGTGGTAAGATTGAAGAGATAAACGGTGACATATATTGTACAGGTGTTTTTAAATTAAAAGGAACAACCAAACTACAAATTACTGAAGTGCCTGTAGGATTCACTCGTGAGTCTTATGTGACACTACTTGATAAACTTGAGATGGATAACACAATAGTTTCATATGTTGATAGATGTGATGCCTCAGGGTTCAATTTTGATATAACCCTTAAGCGTCGTGGTAAGAAACCAACAGATGCTCAAATTATCTATACATTCAAGTTAAGGAAAAAGTTAAATCAAAATTTAACTGTTATTGACCATAATCATCAACTGAAGGTTTACGATAGTCCATTAGAGATTATTAAAGACTTCGTTGATTACAGGGTAACAAAATACACTGAAAGATATGCATGGTTATTAAAACAGGCATCGGAAGAACTTGATATATTATTATCAAAAATCAAGTTTATTGAAATGATGCTTAATGGTGATTTAAACTTTAAAAACAAAAACAAACAGCAAATCAGGGATGCTCTTGTTAAGAAATTTAACCCTGAAATTATAGATGTATTGATTCGTCTGCCTATGTATTCATTATGCAAAGATGAACTGGCAAAACTAAAAAGTCAAGGTGCAGAGGTTTATGCTCAAATCGATGAGTGGAAAAAGATTGATGTTAACGAACAATTCATCGAGGAACTAAAGGCAATTTAAAATGGAATTCTTAGACGAGATACCAGCAGAAGAACAAAAGAAAACTAAAAAACACTCTAACGGAAGGAAACGAAATGCAAAGAAGACTGCTCAGAGGGATGATAAAGTCTGTCTTGAAATTGGATACATATCATTCCAAATGGGTGATGTTGATTTTGTTGTTGAAGATTTGAAGGTTAGAAATATGAAGGAGTTTAGGAACTTCTTACAGGAAGTCCTAAATGGAGATTACTCATGATATTAGTAGATTTTAGTCAGTTAATGGTTGGTGGGTTAATGGCACATGCCAAGTCCCAAAACGATGTAAGTGAAGATTTATTACGACACATGGTGTTAAATACATTGAGGTCGTATCGAAAACAGTATCATAAAACTTATGGTGAGTTGGTATTATGTATTGATTCAAGGCATTACTGGAGACGTGATGTGTTCCCTAATTATAAGCATGGTCGTAAGAAACAACGGGATGATTCAAAATTTGATTGGCCTGCTATCTTTTCATGGTTTGATAAAATCAGATCCGAATTAGAAGAGAACTTCCCATATAAAGTAATAGATGTCTTGGGTGCAGAGGCAGATGATGTCATTGGTGTATTGACCAAGTATAAGCACATGGAAGAGAAGATATTGATTCTGTCCAGTGATAAGGATTTTATACAGGTTCATAAGTACAAGAATGTTAAGCAGTATTCACCTATGCAACATAAATGGGTTCGTCATCCCGACCCAATAGGTTATGCCAAAGAACATATTATTCGTGGTGACCATGGTGATGGTATTCCTAATTTCTTATCATCAGATGATTGTCTCGTAGAAGGGGTAAGACAAACTCCAGTTTCTAAAAAGAAAGTAGAGGTTTGGTTGACTCAAAATCCAGAAGAAATTTGTACTAATGCCGAGATGGCAGAGCGCTGGAAACGCAATTCCCAGTTAACTCAATTTGATGAAGTCCCTGAATTGCTAATAAACGATATATTGAGGAGATTTAAGAGAGAACCAAAAGGTGCTCGAAAAAAGTTATATAACTATTTCGTGATGAATAAGTTACAAAATTTAATGGAAGTGATAGGAGATTTTTAAATGATTACAAGTTTTGTTATAACACTCATTGAGTGTCTGGAGATTGCGTTTATTACATTGTTAATTTCGCAAACAAAGGTACATAGACCGACCATAATGGTTTACGGAAGTCTTGGTTTGGTTGGTGGGTTATTATCTGCTTACTATCTACATGATATTTTAGAAGATTATGAATGGTTGATGTATGCTATTCTTAGTTCTTTGTTCTTCTATCTTTTTATTAAGAATAAAGAGGTTCTAAAACACATTCAGCAACACGTTGACGATATTAGTCTTGCAAGACCAACGATATTATTCTTGACCGCATTCTTTATATATGCTCGAGAAAGTTTTGAGATTTTTAGTAATCTCTTCTTAAATCCAAACTCAAGTTGGATAGCGGCATGGACTGCAGCAATGGTGGCAGTTGGTATTTTCTATCTTGCTAGGGACAGTAAAATTAAAGAATATATCTTTAAGTTTGGATATTGGGCATACCTTGCCTTTGCTATGTGGTTTGCATATGAATGTGTTGAGCATCTTTTATAGCAAATATCGCTTTACTTTCTAGTCAAAATAGGGTATAATAGGTACTATGATGAAAATTTATGACATATTAACGGAACTAGAAAGTGATAACTCCAGACTATTTAAGATAAAGGTGTTGGAAGACAATTCAGATAACGAATTGCTGAAGACTACCATTCATGCAGCACTGGACCCATACACTCAATATTACATCAGGCAAATTCCTGAATTTGATAAAGATCCTATGGTTGACAAATTTCATATGACCTTGGATTGGGGATTGGAAGAACTCAAAAAACTATCCACAAGGGCAGTCACTGGGCATGCAGCTCGTGACCACTTGATTGACATCTTGAAAAACTTGACGGATGATGACTCTGAAGTTATAGAACGAGTTATAGCAAAGGATTTAAAGTGTGGAGTATCCACCTCTACTGCTAACAAGGTATTTGGTAAAGGGTTTATTGACGTATATCCTTGTATGCTTGCATCTTCATATAATGAGAAGAATTTTAAGTCTATCAAATACCCTGCTATCGTTCAATTGAAGTCTGATGGTATGCGTGCAAACATTATTATGAATGCAAACGGCAATGTTGAGATCCGATCTAGGAATGGTAAAGAGATCGAATTACTCGGGCATTTTGATGAGTATATTCGTGGTATATTCTACTCTTCACCGACAGCAGATAATATTGACCAGTTTAGGGAAGCAGTTATTGATGGCGAGTTAGTAGTTCTTGATGAACAACTAAATGAAGTTCTAGACCGTAAGACTGGGAATGGAATATTGAACAAAGCAGTAAAGGGAAAGATAACTTCTGCTGAAGCAAACAGGGTTCGTCTCATTGCATGGGACTTAATCCCTCTTGATGAATTCAAGGCAGGTAAGTCTGAAATCCCATATTTTAAACGATTAGAAGTATTAAAAACACGTATGAACGATGTGTCTAATTTTTCTAAACATCAGTTAATAGCAATTCAAGAAACTCAAACGGTTACAGATTTTCAGGGTGCTCAGGCACTTTTCAATGCTGCATTAGAGTCTGGTGAGGAGGGTGTTATCGTTAAAAACGGTGATGCACCTTGGGAATCAAAACGTTCTAAATTTCAAGTGAAAATGAAAGCAGAACTTGAAGCAGACCTATTAGTAACCGAATGGAACGAAGGCAGTGGTCGTATTAAAGGACTAATGGGTTCTGTTACTTGTGTTGATTTAAATGGCAATCTAGAGGTTAACGTTGGGTCTGGATTTAATGATGAAGACCGTAAAATGGTTGCAGAAGACATCGTCGGAAAGATTATCACCGTTAAATATAACGAGGTGATTCAGGACAAGAGAAGTTCTACAAAGTCGTTATTTCTTCCGATCTTTGAAGAGGTACGTTTGGATAAGAATGTCGCTGATAAGTTCTAATAATGAATTAAAGGCAAAAAGACTTGCCGTATGTGAGAAGTGTCCCCATGTTAGAGATCTCAAAAACAGGGGTTGGATAAATTATTGTGAAATTTGTGGTTGTGGGTTATTGATTAAAGCACGATTACCAAATGCTAAATGCCCAATAGGAAAATGGAATGAATTATAAAGATAGTGGAGTTGACATACACGAACAGGATGTGTTCAATGCCAAGTTATGTAACAAGATGCCTTGGTTGGGTGGATTCGCAGGTGCATTTGATATTGGAACGGATTATCTAGTGTCTGCGACTGATGGAGTCGGCACTAAAACAATGTTGTTTAATGATTTCAAACACGTTAAAGGTGTTGAAATTGCCAACTTGGGTATTGACCTTGTTGCAGCAGTATTGAATGATATAGTATGTACAGGTTCAAAACCATTGTTCTTTAATGACTATATTTCATTGACCAATATGGATGAGGTTGATGCAATGGGAATTGTTAACGGTATTAATACTGGATTAAAAATGTGCGGAACAAATGTTCCCCTCATCGGTGGTGAGACTGCTATAATGAATAATATGTATCGTCATGACGACGGATTTGACATCGCAGGATTCGCAGTTGGTGTTATTCCCAAAGATATGTTCATTGATGGGAGTAAAATAGAAGATGGAGATGTAATGCTAGGTATTGCTTCTTCGGGTTTTCATACTAATGGATATACATTAATCAGAAAGGTTCTAGAAGGACATGAAGCACGTGGGGCACTCACTGATGACCTCATCAAGAAAATCATGGCACCAAGTAAGATATATGTTAAGACTATTGGTCTTTTGCTACAGAAACATAAGGATTCTGTTCATGCCATATCTCATATCACGGGATCTGGTCGTGCCAATGTAAATCGACTAATGGGTGAGTCAATGAACTTGAGACCAGTATGGCACAACAAAGAACCACAGTCTGAAATATTTGAGTTCATTCAAAAACACGGTGATATTGATGATTTTGAAATGAGAAAGGTATTCAACAATGGACTTGGTATGGTACTGATGGTTGCTCGTAGTGATGCATATGAAATACAACGCTCATTAGAGTCTTTCGGTGAAAAGGTTTATGAAGTAGGTGCTATCGGACAAAGGGTAGAAGGTGGTTATACACCATCATGAATATATACGTTGATATTGACCAAACTATATGCACTGGGGACTTCCCCTATGATGAATGTCAACCATATCCAAAGAGAATTGCTAAAATCAATAAATTATGGCATCATGGGCACAACATTACTTATTGGACGGCAAGAGGCGGTCGCAGTGGACAGGACTTTAGTGAATTAACTAAATCACAACTCGAAGTATGGGGTGCCGAATATGATGAATTGCTCATTGGTACGAAACCGTCTTTTGATTTGTATATTTGCGACAAATCAATAAACTCATGCGAGTTCTTTAGAGATGATGATGATTATGAATGAACTGTATGAAAAGGCAATGAAAGCAAATGTAGCAAGGACTGAAATTTCTGGTGAGTTTAATACCAAATGGACACCAGATGCTATTAAGATTTATGAAGAAAGGGATGAAGAGAAAATGATTCCACCTACACCGAAGCATAGTGATTTAAGAAAACCTCGTCTCTATGAGGGCAATAGAGCACCAACTGTGCCTAAGAAACGGAACTGGTGGAGGGTCGCATTCTTTATAGCAATCGGACTCTCAATATTTGAGAATTTTTTAAAATGAGGAGATAAAATATGGGTGAAGTAAGTTTTTTACAATGGGTGATTGTTATTTTAATAATTGCAGTTGCTATTGAGATAATGAAATGGTTCTCAGAAGAGAACGAAAAATTGAATGACAGAATCCAAAAGGAAGAACTAGAAGAACAGATTCAAATGTCACAGAGTGTTGAATTAGGGAGAGCAAAAGATGGTAGCAAGCGAAAGAACGACTGAAGCAATCTATAAGAGATTCGAAGACTTCACAATAGGTTTATGTGAGAATGAAAAAGTGGATATCCTAATGGTTGCTGGAATTATGATGGCACAGGCATTGAGGATATATAAAACCACAATGAGTCAAGAGGAGTACGACTTGATAACGGACGCAATATTAAATAGTCGTGACCGAGTACGACCATTAGAACCGCCTGCTATGCATTAAAGTTATGTCGAATAAAACCATAGAAAATAAGAGATACTACTTCGAGAAGAGTAGAATTACATATGATATGTGGTTGCAGATGTATAAGGGCAGAGATGTGAATACAGTTACATTAGCAGAACACACTGCTTATCGTAAGCAATACGATGCATGGAAAATAGGTAATGTAGAAAAGGTTTAGATTTTTATAAATAGTATACAATAATAACAATAAGGATGTATAATGTTTAATTTACCAACAATAACAGAAATCTTCTTTGGCAAAGAAAACCCAGCAGGATTTGTACCATGGTATTCTGACTCTGCTAAAACAGCAAAGGTAAAGAAGATGGTTAAGTCAAAGAAAAAAGAAAGCATCACACTACCAAAATAATAGAGAACTCTTATGAACTTAAATAATAAATGGGTATGGATAGGAATAGGTATTGTAGCATTTGTTGTCTTAATGGTTTGGGGAGTTGATTCTACTATGTGTAAAGATGCAGTCTGCTAGTGTTATCTGACATTGAAAAGAGTACAATGACATGGCGATGGGCTGCCTTGTCTGTTTATCTCTTAATTTGTTTTTACGACTTTCTATTTGTGCCAGTATGGTACGGATTGAACAGACCTAACATTGAGCAATTCATGGAAATCATAAATTCAACAGAGCATGTATTAGTGCAGATGGAGTTGATGAAAAAACTCACAGGTCAGCACGATCCTTTCACCCTTATGGGTGGTGGATTGTTTCATTTGGCATTCGGTGCCATACTTACAGGAAGTGCTGTAGGAATGAGAAAATAATATGAAACCTTTAGGAAACGAAAGACGGAATTCTCTGTCTAGAAAAGACGAGAAACGACAACGGAAGTCAGTCAAAGCAAAAGGTCGACAGGCTGCCAAAAAAGAATTGATGAAGGAGTTATAATGGGCAAGAGACAAATTACACTTGCAAGTGGTGCACCTCTCCAACCAGTAAGGAAAAGAGGACAGGTACGATTACGCAAAGACCAGTCACACAATACGTTCACTGCGAAACGGCACCCAAACAGTAAAAGAGTGAGGCAATCATAAAAGCAATCGCTATTCTAATCGGTGCTGCATTTGTTCTTGCTATAATAATATTGGGGTTTCCGATATTAGAAACAACTATATTACATTGGGGTTAACACATGGCATATTCGGAACAGGTTTTAGACCACTACAATAATCCACGCAATGTGGGTAAGATGGATATAACAGACTCGACTGTTGGGACTGGAATGGTCGGAGCACCAGCATGTGGAGATGTGATGAAACTTCAGATAAAGGTCAAGGACGGCATCATTGAGGATGCTATGTTCAAGACATATGGTTGTGGTTCTGCGATTGCCAGTTCATCTATCCTAACGGAGTGGGTTAAGGGCAAATCGTTACAAGAAGCAAAAGAGATTAAAAACACTGAAATTGTTGATGCTTTAAGTCTACCACCAGTAAAGATACATTGTAGTGTACTGGCAGAGGATGCTATAAAGTCAGCAATTGATGACTATTGGAGCAAACATTAATGATAACTCTAACCGACCTTGCTGCTGAAAAGATACTTTCATTCTTAGATAGAAGGGAAGGAGAACTAGGTTCTGAGGGTCTAGGATTACGCATAAGTGTAAATGCATATGGTTGTACTGGACTTGGTTATGTTATGGAAGAGGAAACTAAATCTTCTGTTGTCTGTAAAACCTTAGGCGATACTATCTTTCATGATAAGATGGTTCCTATTGTTGTCGATGAGAAAAGTTTGGCATATATTGATGGTACAGAAATAGATTATAAAGTAGAAGGTCTAAATGAAGGTTTTGAATTCACCAATCCGAATTCTAAAGCAGAGTGTGGTTGTGGTGAATCGTTTACAATCTAATGTCCGAATTAACACACATGATAAGGTCGTCGCTTGTGGCAATTGCGTTAAGTAAGAAGGAGAAATTAGCAATTCTCGAAAGGAATGGTCAAACCATATCAGGTGATGAATTGTATACAGAGGAAGAGTGGGGGAGAATCATGTGGGCAACTCATTCAGAAATTAACACCGTGTTAAGAGAAATTATGGAGAAGAAACAGAATGAAATAGATGATAATTTAAGAGGGGGAACTCATATGGTTTGGAAAAAGATAAAACCGACAAATGTGACAATCAAAGAATATCAACAGGCTGCAATATGGGGTCTGTGTTTCATAATGGGGTTAAGTGTGTTGGCTTGGTTAATACGAGTCTTTTCATAATGTATATTGGACTTAGAAGGAATAAAATGAAATCATTTCAAGAATATTTTAACCTATCTGAAGGGATGTACGATCCTTCTATATTTAAAGCAGTATTCCTTGCTGGTGGTCCAGGTAGTGGTAAGTCATTCATTGTAGGTAAGACTGGTTTGACCTCATTAGGGTTTAAGGTTGTTAATTCCGACGATGCATTTGAGAAAGCAATGAAGAAGGTTGGAATGGAACCATCTCCTCAGAACATTGAATCTCCTGCAGGTCAAAATCTTCGTGCCAAGGCAAAGAAGTTCACTGGCAATAAACAAGAAACATATGTACATGGACGTCTTGGATTAGTCATCGATGGTACTGGTAGAGATGCCAAGAAAATCAAAAAACAGGCAGGTGACTTGAAGAAACTTGGATATGACGTTGCAATGATATTTGTTAACACCGATCTCGAAACGGCACAGAGACGTAATTTAGAACGTAAACGTTCATTAGATTCTAAAAGGGTAGAGACTGCCTGGACTGATGTTCAGAAGAATATTGGTTTATTCCAGTCATACTTCGGAAAGAAACACTTCACTGTTGTTGACAATTCAGATAATATGGACTCTGAAAAAGAGTCAACACGTGCATATAGAGAAGTAAGTAAGTTCGCAAAGCAAAAACCTGAAAACAGTATTGCGATTAATTGGATTAATGCTGAGAAAGACGCACTTAAAAGGCATAAATCAAACGAAAAGACAAATCCTAAGATTATTCGTAAACCAGGAACATAAATATCTTATGGTCCGATAGCAAAGGGGTTATGCAGTGGATTGCAAATCCATCGACGCCAGTTCGATTCTGGCTCGGACCTCCAACCCACCTACATAGATCCCGTTATTTCATCTATTGATGTTGACCGTTAACAAACGTCATTATTTGCTCTGCTTCGGCAATAGCATCGGATGGGGTTGGAAAGACTGGTTCATCAAGAATAACTTTACCTTCTTCACGTTCTTCTCGGTTCTTCTCAACCTTTGAATAATACGACTCTTTTAGTCTATCTAGAGCAGTATTGTACATATCGAATCTTAACTCATATGGATTTGCCATGATATATCTCCTTGTGTGTGTTTTGTGTGTAAACCATACTTACAGTATGGGTATTTAGACAGATTATTCTGTCATTTGTATTTATATTGACTTTTTTTGACTTTTTAGTCAAATATCGCTTTACTTTCTCCCCGAAATAGGGTATAATAGTTGTATTAAATTGATAAAATGGAGTGTAAAAAGGTATGAAATTAGTAATCGTGACCCAATTTAGAGAGAATTATGGTGCTCATAATTGGGACGGATTTGGTGACTGTCCGCAGGGTTGGAAGAATAAGGGTGGCGAAATCTTCGTCATGGACATCTCTTTGGATGAGTTAAATTCTATTGATTTTGAAGAGCCTGCAGTAATCCGTGAACTCATCCCACTTATTGAGCATGCTACTGACTATTCTACAGAGGATGTCATTGATTGGCATTTTGCTGATGACCATGACGAAATAGGCATGGAATGGGAAGTGCCATTTGTCATCACTAGACAGAACGATGGGTCGTTCCTATGTACACGGTACACTCGTGCTGAATTGCATTGGACAGGCAACTGGGAAGGCATGGAGACAACATACACAATGGGTGATGCTGGTGAGCATATCAACCCGACATGTGTATACATTGAAGCAGGAGAAGTCGCATAATGACCATCAGAGCTAAGAGAGAGACAGGCGAAAGGGTTATTGACTTGACTGGACCTGCAGGTAATGCATTTAATCTAATGGGAGTAGCACAAAATCTTGCTCGACAGTTAGATTGGAATGCTGAAGAAATTATCACCGAAATGAAGTCTGGTGATTACGAAAACCTAGTCGAAGTGTTTGACAGTTATTTCGGCGATTACGTGGTATTGGAGAGATAGTATGAGAACGGCAACAATAGAAGTATTGGAGAAGGGGGAGATCGTATTAGGTTCCCCAACAGTAGGACGTTATCTCGTAAAAGAATTTGTCGATGACAGAGAAACAGGTGGTGCATTCTTCAAGACTTTGAAGGATGCGGACAAACACGTGGCAGAGTATATACAGGAGAGATAAGTATATGGATCATTTGAAACCGATTAGACCTCCGCAGGAGTGGACGGTCGATTTTAAGGTGACGTTCAAGAGTGATATGTTCCCTGGATTTGGATACGATCCGATGGATATCGTGAAGGCATTGAAGAAAGATCTAGAGAATGGGTCAGTCGGACATTATGTAAAAAGTGCATATTGGTCTATTGATTGGTTTTCCGATGAGGAGGTCAACAAACGCAGTAAGCGAGACAATTTACGAATGACGAATGACGTGACGGATTATCTTCGAAGCTGAGGAGGCATATGAATATTAAAAGCAAACGATACGCAAATATGATTGGTTACACAGACGTTTCTCCTCATGAGATTGTTAAACGTATCTCTGATAAAACTATTGAAATCCGTAGTATGGATGCAATAATTGACCCATCATGGAAGAGGGAATTTCATCCAGGTGGGTTCTTTGGACATACCTCTAACCAACACTCACAAAAGTGGATAATCACGTCCAATAAGGAGAATAGGGTGTTCCGCATACGTCTTTCTAAGAACCATGGGTGGAGAGATGCAAGTGGTCAATCGTATCATCTTGCAGAGTCCCCAAGGCGTTTTTATGACTACAACTTTTAAATGAATCAAACTCTTTTTGATTATTATGGTGAGCACACCACTGATGGTGTGCCACTCTTAAACCCTGCAGAATTTAAGTACATCACAGACACCTATGGCAAGGTTGAATGTCGAGAAACACTGGCAGAGTATATCTGCACCAAACGATCTAAATTCCCTCTTGTTCCTATTGAACATGAGGATATGACCAAATCATTCAATAAACTTCAAAGAGTTCGTTATGAGCAATATCTCACACCTGCTTCTGACCAACAAAGAATAGACGTTATTGAGAAATATCCTGACTATAATTACCCATACAGAAAGTATGGTCTAGGCATTGTAGACTGTCCAAGCAGTCCGTATAACCGTGCATCGGACTATTTCATGCGACCTTTACGTTTTAGATGTAATGGATTTGCTCATGAAGGTCCAATCAAGGTGTGGGAAGAAGGAACATACAAGCAAATATGGGGTGTTCTTGGAGCAATGTGGAGAGGTATTAATCAGGTACATTATAATGAGCATGGTGAGTGTATTTCTGGTGCCATTACAGTGACGTCTTATTCTCTTGTTTTCAGACTAGGGTCTTATATTGCAACACAATTTAAACCGATAGTGGCACGTTCCGTCTATGAAATGACTGGAGCAAAACGAGTACTGGACACATCAATGGGATGGGGTGATAGGTTATGTGGGTTCTTTGCATCGTCATCTACGACATCCTTTATTGGATGTGACCCAAATCCGAATACGTTCATGCAATACAAGAATATGGTCATGGAGTACTCACAGCGAATTGCAAACAAGGTCGATGTAGTCATTGATAACGACGACGAGTTCCATATACATGGCAGTAAAAAATGTGTACATATTTATCGACTGGGGGCGGAAGACCTTCCATGGGACGACATAAAAAACATTGATTGTGCCTTTACATCCCCTCCATACTTCAGCACAGAGATGTATAATCAAGGTGGATTACATGAGGAAGACCAGTCATGGAGTAAATACTCCGAATATGACTCATGGCAGGATGACTTCTTTCTTCCTGTGGCAAAACAGAGTTGGGAGTCGTTAGGCACGAACGGATTTCTTGTTCACAACATAATGGATCCTAAAATCAAGGGACATAGGTATTACACGAGTGATGCTCTGATTGACCATATAGGCAGTGAGCATTTCATTGGTCAATTCGGAATGAGAATACAACAACGACCACAGGGAAGGAATACGTTTGAAACCAAAGAAGAATTAAAGACCTTTTTGAACAAAACCTACATTGAAAATGTATGGTGTTTCAGGAAGGATGACAGCAACCATTTGAACCTCTTCAGAGATGCGATTTCGCCTACTCTGGATGAGTTCTTCTAATATAAATATATTTTTACAACATGGAGTAATGATGACAGAGCAAGAGTTAGACCAAATTATAGTATACGGAATTCCAGATACGACAAAACGTCAGGCAGAGGTACTGGTTGGCCAATTAAATGTCCATTTGGAACTGCTAGAAATTAAAGAGTCCAAACAGGAACAACCAAGACATCCCCCACTAGCACCGATGAGTCCTTTTAGTGAATGGAGTGGTGGTTGAGATGGACGAAGAAAAGATGACCGAAAAACAGATGTCAAAAGCAGGTAAACTTGCAATGGAACTTTCTCAAGAAAAGAAACGACTAAAGAAAGACCTTGCTGACCTTCAAACAGAAGTTGAGGATCTAACTCCTACGACTCCAACAGGAACAGTAGACTGGTATGTAAAATGGACATCAATGTCTTTTGCAGTACTGGGTGTGTTTTTAATAAGTGCTGGTCTTGTGTTTTGGGGACAGATTGCCTATATGCTATCGGCAATTGGTTGGGTTTATGTTGGAATGGCATGGGGTGATAGGGCAATCATGATTGGTTCTGCTATCACTGGAACAGCAGTAACAATGAACTTCGTACGAGGACTATTAACGTTATGAGATTAAATATCAGTGTTGAAGATTTGAATAGAGTAATCAGAGCAGTAAAGACCTGTCCGATAATAGAACCAGATGAAATAGAGAAAATTCTATCCCCAATCAGAGCACAATTAGACTCTCATCATACATGGAATAAACGTAAACAGCAGGTTATGGACTATGTAAAACTGGGTGGATTGAAGAAGGATGTAGAGACCGACTTTGCATCCGAATGTCCATATAAGTTAGAACCAGCAGTGGACCGTGAAGACATGCATGTGATTAACACCTATTTTGATGACGATGGAGTGAAACACACCAAAGAGTACTACACTGGCATCAATCGTAATAAAGAATAATGACATATAAACCACTACCTGATTGCCTGACCATTAAAGAATCCTCTATAGAAGGTCTAGGATTATTTGCAACAGAGAGACTTCGTGCGAATAGATTTTTAGGTATTGGTTGGATAAAGCACGATTTGGCACAGAATGGTGTATGGCGAACTCCTATTGGTGGATTCATAAATCACTCTGACACTCCTAATTGTGTGAAAATACTCAAAGACGACCCAACAAGTGAACATATATTTCTCTTAGTGGGCGACAATGACATAGAGGCGGGCGAGGAATTGACCGTGAAATATACTCTTTATGGTGTCACTCCTGGCATTGTTGATAAATCCCTTCACTAAATAGTAGTATAAATGAAGAAGTGGAAACTCCATCGAGTATCATCCAAACTCCCCTACCGATATCCATTCGTGAGTACATGGAAGAGTATTCCACCATCAATCCGAATGGTTCTGCTCATGAGCATGTTCGCCATCTCAATGATTATCATGTTCAACTTCTTTTCGACAGACATTGAGAAACTCCTAACTCCCATTCCATCTCTTATTATCGTTCTAGGTGCTCTGATTTTTATAATAC